CTACCAGGTTGTTAACCGGATTGGTAACCCCTCTTATAGCATTATTAACTGAATTTAATATTTTAGTAGGCATTTAAATATATTTATGCAAAAAAAAGCTCTCACGAAGAGAGCTTTTAATACCTAATATAGGTTTATTAAGCTGTTTGTCTAAAGTAGTGATATGTTATAGTAACATCAAAATCTTGAACTGTACCTTCTGCAGTTACATCATAACTTAACTCACCAACGTTTTTAAGAGCAACTCCAACTAATTGGAATTGAGATACTCTATCTAATTCTTTATCTAATAAAGCCAAGTCAATAACACTTTCAGCAGTCGGCATAAAATAACTACCTGTACTATCAGCATCGTCAAATGTATCATTTAATACTTGTAAAAATCTATTTCTAAGGTCATAACTTTCATCACATCTAAATGTAATCGTGTAACCATCGCTACCAGTATATTTGGTAACACCTGGTATATTAAAATCTAACCCCATATATGGTACAGTTTGGGATGTAATAGATTTACCAGGTAAATTAGCTGTCTTTGCATAAATTAAATCGTCTTCATCAAAACTTATTTCTGTACCATTACCGAAGTTTACATTTAAAACTCTGAATAGATTATTTCTTGCAAAGTCTTTTGTTTGAGCTTGGGTGTAAAAATTCTGTATTGTTTGTCTTGTCTGTGCCATGGTTATTAATATTTATTCATTTATACTATATTTATTAAGATGCAACTGATTTAATTACTGCAAAGTTAAGTTTAATTGCTTGAGATAAAGGTCCACCACTAACATTTAAAACGCTTATACTACAGCTTCCTGCGGCAACGGCCCCTACAGTAACTTGATATGCCCCTGCTGTTCCAACACTAGCAACATTAACAATAACAACATCCGTTGCGGCTATCGTGCTGTTAGTTAAGGTAAATGCAGCAGTTGCATCATCTACAAGTTCCGCACCATTCATTACTATTTCGCCGTTTATTTTATTAAGTGTAACTCCGGTAGTTTTACTAGAAGATTGTGTTACCGTGCCTCCTGTTCCAGATTTATAACCCAGTGTTGTAGTAGCTAATATATTATTACTAGTAACATTAGCACCTGATAAAATATCTATAGCACTTAACCCCGCTAAAGTATTAAATTTACTTAAATTAAGAGCACTTACACTCGCTAAAGTATTAAATTTACTTAAATTAAGTGCACTTACACTCGCTAAATTATTAAATTTACTTAAATTAAGTGCACTTAAACCAGCTAAAGTATTAAATTTACTTAAATTAAGAGCACTTACACTCGCTAAATTATTAAATTTACTTAAATTAAGTGCACTTACACTCGCTAAATTATTAAATTTACTTAAATTAAGCGCACTTACACCCGCTAAAAAAGAGATGTCGTCTTCTGTTTGATATATCGACTCGAAATCTGCAGAAAGTGCGGACAGATTTGCAGATATAACAGCTACATCTGTCACAAGATAAGTTACATCCTGGTCCTCTACCTCAGCGCAAAGAGTTTGAACTAAAGCTGTATTTACATCAACACTTCCGCTTAATAAATTAAATCTAGTTATGTCTGCGGCAGCACCGGCATCAAGTGCTTCAATACTATCTTGATTTGTTTTGATTTCACCTGATAAAAAATTTAAGTTTAAAGTACTTTGATTCTCAAAAGCAATAAGACCTGTCGATATTGTACTAACTTTAGTACCAACTAAATTACTATAAGTAATTTTGCTAGAAGTACCTACTCCGGCTGGGTTTACGATATATAGTAAATTGCTACTATCTAAATTTAAATTTGAAATTTCAGGTAAATCTGTTAATTTTAAGTTTGGCATTTTATGTTACTGATTGTAGTACCCCGTTTATAAAGTTTAAAGTACCTCCTGATGTTGGAATACTGGTTGTTAGGCCACCGGAGAGGAAAGTTTTATTGACAGCGCTTAAATCCGCTAAAAAAGTAATTGCTTGTTCAGCTGTCAAAGCAGGTGTGTATAGATAATCAACATCTGCAGAAAGAACAATTTGATTGGTAGATATAACTGCTAAATCCGTTAAGAAGTTTGATATATTTAACTCAGTAAAATAACTTGATAAAAAATCCACCTCTGACTTAAATATATCTACGTTATTATTTAAACTTGTAATATTGCTATTTACTCCAGCAAGTAGATTAATAAAAGTTATCTTATTGGATGCGCCTGTACTACCTTTAACAATATACAGTATGTCAGAGTCGCTAGGAACAGTTATTGGAATTAAATTTGATACTTTGGTATCTGCCATGTAATTATTTAATTAAATGACTTTATTATTAAACTAATTCGTTAAAATCTGTACCTGTCTTTGTCGCGTAGAAATTAACTAATATAAACTCTGCAGCTCTTGTTGGCTTCAAGTATATATCAACCCTTAATTCGTTAGAGTCAATAATATCAGGTGTATTATTTCTTTCATCGCAAATAATTAGATAATCAAATAAACCTTCTGTATTCTTAACGTTCTCAAAAATAGGTGTCAATGTATTAACTACCCTAGTTCTGGTTAATAATGTATTAGGTTCAAATATAAAGTTTCTAACTGTATTTTTAGTAGCTTTTTCCAAGTATAAGAATAAACGTCTAACATTAATTCTATCAAATGCACTTGGTAGTTTTTGAAGTGTTTTCTGACCGAATACTACCGGGCCTTCAACTGGGAATGATGGAATTGGATTAACTGATATCTTATATAATTGATCTCTTTGTTTCTGTGTCGGGAATAATGCTAATCCTGCTGCTCCAGTCAATCTACCTCTAGCAAAACCTGCTGGTGCAAACCATGGCTCGAAAGCTGAATCAGTGTTCGCCATAATAGATGCTAAATAGCCTGAAGAAGGGCAATATGATAAGCCACCGTATACATCATCCGTACTTTGAATCCATTGACCATACGTTGCTGCATAACTTGAATTAACCAAGCTAGTAAAAGCTTTAATCGGGTTAAGTATGTCTTTAGAGAAATTCTTATTACTATCTTGGAGTGTTAAGAAACTATCACCTGCTACAAATATCGATCTAGGTAGGTCAGCAATGAAAATATGATCTTTTCTCCTAAACTCTGCAAATGTTACAAATCTACTTATCACATCATTCCATAAAGCTCTATAATTAGTGTCGGTGGTTGATCTGGTTACATTATCTGATCTGGTTGTTCTATAACCACTAATAGATGGAACGTTAACTGTATCGTCATATGCACCTACACTAGCAGTTGTAATTGCACTAGTTGATTCTGTTGTTGAATAAATTGTCGATAAACCACCATCAACTGTTATATCAATTTCAAATCTTTCCGCATTTTCTACTGTATCTAATAGTCGATCTAATTTCCTAGGTACATTACCTATAATTTTAGTACTTAAATCTGTATTAGCATATGAACCTAAAGCAAATAAACTGTCTGTCGTTCCCAATGTACCTCGTGATAGATTGACGAAAGATGAAATTGATTTATAAGTTGTGGTTGATATTCCGCTAATATTATCACTGGTCACGAAAGTAGCTGATAAACTATCAACACCTGCTACTGCAAGGGCTGTTGCGTTAAATTTATCTGTGAGCATTCTGATTTTTGTGCGAGGTTTACCTTCAGCATTTAGATATGTTGATTTATTTTTATTACTCAAGAAATCATTAACCATAACATCCATTGTTGGTAATTGATTTTCTGTTTCAACTCTGAATGGTAATGGCTCACCGCCTAGTGGATCGTTAATTTGTCTGTGATAATCTAGTGAACCGACAATTGTTTCTTCTAGATTTAAGGCTAATCTAATTGTATTGTTAGTAGATGGACTTGTTGCTAATCTAAATAATCCAATTGATAAGGTATCATCAAACTGATTTGATGAGATATCGTAATCAGTTAGATTTTCCATTTGTTCGGATATACTATTATCTGTATAACCAAATGTATCTACATTATTATCACTAATAGCTGAAAGTTTATTTTCTAGTCTAGTTGATGGTAAGTTAATAAACCCTCCAGATGATAGATCGGATGCAGTGCTGCTTACCGCTTGAGAAATTGTTTGTATAGTTTTTATACCATCAAAATCTGTTGCAGCATTTAAATTAGTATTATCAATTGCTCCGAAATAAAACCCTTGAAATGATTGATCAATTGTTGTCTGAGCTTTATTAATAACTAGCATTGCTGCTTTACCTAAATCTGCTAATGTATTAAAGTCAGCTGATGTTTCGTCTTTCCAATTAAATCCTTGGTTTTGTTGGATTTTAAAATATGTATCTTGATCAATTGTAAAGTGTTTCGGCTTACCTATAACCACTGTACGAGTACTACTTACTGCTCCGGTATTAGTAAAGGTTGATAATGGTGTGGCTTTATTTAGATCCTCATCAATACTAATTGCAGATGCAGGATATGCTAATACACTATAATTATTACCGAATCCAACACCTCTATTTGCACCGTAAGGCATCCTATAAACGAATACATTTGCTGGGCTATTAAATAAAGCGTTTGCTGTACTTGACAGATATAATTCTGCTGGTACGGTTGCTTCACCATATATATCGACAAATTCACTACGAGAAGTTACTTGAATAACTTCATCAGTAGGTCCTTTATCAGCAAAACCTGTTATTAAAACGTTAGTACCTGCTGGAACCACAGGTCTTATAGATTGATCGATTTCTCTAATTTCTACACCGGGAGATTGTATTGTACGTGCCATATACTATTATTTATAGCATCCCGAATAAAAATTATACCAATTCAACTAATAACTGAGAGAATGCAAATTCTAATGTTGTTTCTATTTCTCCTGATTCTCGGTAATTAAAATTAATACTTCCTAAATTGACAGGGAAAGCTTTTGTAAACACAAATTTAACCTTATTTTTATCAAATTCATCCTTGGCATATAATGAAATATCTGCTTGATATAAATCTACCGGGGTTAAAGTTTTTTTATTATTCCGTTCTTTTGGAGATATATTAGGTTTGTCGAAAATCTCTTTACCATTAAACGTAGAAATCTTTTCATCATTCATTAAATCTAACCATTTATATAATATCCAATAATTATTATATTCATTATCAATAGTAAAATTAACAGTTACATTTTCATAAACTGGTCTTGTATGTTTTGATACTTTCATTGATTGACCAGCATAATACAAGCTTTCCTCAGGTACTTGTATTGCAGGTACTACAGTACCATATACGGAAAACTGTAAACTATTTTCTATTATACCAGTATTTTTTCTACTACCTAAATAATCATTACTAATATCTTTAAGAATAGGTGGTAGGTTTAAAACAAGTAAAAACTTATCTAATCTACTTTTATTAAACTGTGATTGATTTATTGTCCCCATACTTTATAGCCTTGCATATTTAATTGATCTATTTCACTATTATTATTAGAAGCGTTGCCTATAATAACTGGTAGTGTATTGTTAGACCCACCTTTTTCGTTAGAATATAAAGAAGTAGGGTCCATAAAATATTTAATACCAAAATCCATTTGTTGTAGTTCTAAAGGTCTATTATTAGTATCTTTTTTTACAACGTCAAAATATGTTTCAACTATATCATTATCTAGTATAATCAAGTTCCACATGAGTGAGGTGACTAAATCATCGTGATACCCCTTCTTTGCATTCCATGTACCGTTCGCTGCTTTTACATAGTTTTTCAATTCTTTAACAGTTCTGCTATCATTTATTTGTACAGACTCTAATTCATTAACCCAATAGCGCATATTAGTAACTGCTTTATATTTTGTATTAGTATGTGAAATAATACCTAATTGTTGTTTTTTTCTATTGGCTAATGAACCACCCCACGATACAATATTTTCATAATCGTGTGTATTTTTTAGAATATCCACTACTTGACCACCACTATTGTTTCTTTCAACACAAACTAATGGATTACCCCAATGTTGTAATATTTCATAAACTTTTTCAGTAAAATTATAAGGTGATATTTCGTTATTATGATATACTGCTACTTGTTTAATGTTAGTTAAATCAGTATAATCTAATATTTGAACTACTGAAGCATCTTTACCTAATCCTTCTGCAGTATCGACGCTTGCTATATATATACCGTTTTCTGAAGGTACATCCCATAAGAGATATTTACCACCATCGAATACAAATTTAGGTTCACAAGTTTTACTTTTGAGTTTTTGAAATAATTCGTCATTAACTGAACTTTCTCCTGATGAAATAAATTCACAATTAAATTCTTGCTCAAATGCTTCTCTACTACCGATACTATTTATAGTTTGTTTTCTCCATTTTTCATCTCTACCTGGTACTTCATTCCATAAAATTTTATCACACGCCCAATCATTTTCATTATTTTCAGCTCCTGAATATAATTTGTAAAAAAGATTATCAGTACCATTAGCGGTTGATGCTATAAAAATTTTAGATTTTTTCGAAGAAGAAACAATTGGATAAACTGATTTCCAGAAATCATCTACTAAATGAGGCTCAATAAAAGCAAGCTCGTCAAGTATAAGACAGTTTACCGATTGACCACGAGCAGCAGTACCAGTTGTGGTAGATATACCTATTTTTGTACCATTTGCTAATAATATAGATGTTTTACCATATTCTTTAACACCTGGTTTTAACCAGTTAGGTAATTCTTCATATGCTAATCTAATTCTACTCATTATTTCTAATGCTGTACCTTCTTTATTGGCTACAATTAATATTCTTTGATCTTCATTAAAGCATGCAACCCATAAAGCATAAATTGTCATCATTGTGGTTTTACCTATCTGACGGCTAGCTAATAATATAAAAAATCGATTATCTCTCATTTTACGTAATGCTCTTTTTTGACAGTAATGCAGGTCAATTGTCTTTTTACCTTCATCTAGGGATATAATATAAAAGAACCTTTCAGCAAAGTGTAAAATATTTTTCTTACACTTTTGTAGGTCTTGAACCATGCTTGGGGTATACTCAAATTCCGAACCAACCGTAGGTAGATTCGGGTTATTCATATAGTTTTGTTTATTTTTAATCATCTCGCTATAAATATTTACATGACTCGAGTAAATACTCTAACCGAAATATGGGATACATATAATAATAATATTTTATCTGAAAATGTACCAGGTGAAAAAGCATCCAAAATGGGTACTAAACCAGGTAAACCACCTGTTAAGCCGAACGACATTAAAAAAGGATTTGCGAATGATAATTCGACTGGGCCTGAAAATGCTGAAAAAGGGGAAACATATGCCAATGTTATTGACCCTAAACATAATGGAATGGAAGACGAATTATATAATAGCGCAGACTATTCTTCTGAAAAATATAACAAAAATGACAAAAAACTAGAGAAAAAGGTAAAAGAGAGTATAAATAATTATATGAAATCTACTTTTGATAAACTTTTTGAAAACGTGATGGGTGAAGAAATGCACTCAGATCAAGAAACCCAGGAATTAGACGCACTTGGTATTGATACCGAAGTTGCTGAATCCGACGAAGTTACAATCACGCTTGATCGTGATATGGCCAAGTCACTTTGTGATATGTTGCAAGCAGCAATGGGCGACGAAGACGACGGCGAAGACGACGACGGCGAAGAAGATTATGAAAGCGAAGAAGGTTTCCAATCATTTGAAGAAGCAGAAGAAGATGGTGAAGATGAAGATGAAGATGATACCCATAAAGAAGCAGTAGAGATGCAAGCAGTACCTGATACAGCTGGTTCAAACTTAACACACCCAGGTCATAATAAGGTTGGTAAGCTTAAAGCAAAAGGAAAGAAAGCATCTGATTCAACTAAAAAGTATGTAGATGCAGAACCAAAACCATTAGCTGATGGAAAAGCAGCTCTTCAAAGCAAACAAAACAAAGTTCACAGTACAGTTACCCAAGGTGACTTTATTCAATAAAAAGTAGATTTAAAATAAATAGCGCAATCATTAATATGGTTGCGCTTTTTTTTGCTTAAATATAATTATGTTAAAATTTCATAAGTTTTTTGAAAATAAATATCAAGGAGCCAAACCTGGTATAAATCATAGGCATAGAAGGGCCATACCTGGTAGCAGTGGAAATTCCAGATATTTACGTAAACATGAAAATATAGTACCAGATTATGTAAAAACAGACCCAACCAAAAATCAAGCAATTGAACAATTACGCGGTAGCACCGGTAAAAAAGTCTGTAGCTCTGCAGATTTAGGCTATATTAGAAAAGAATATAAAGTTATACCTATTAAAGGTGAAATTAAAAAATTAGGAAGTACGGGTATAAAATTATATTTTGATAAAAAATTAAATAAATTTGTATTAGAAAAATGAGTATAATAGATTATAGTTGCGAATACCCCGGTATAGTCCAAACCGATGAAACATGTTTTAGGTTTACTGATAAATCTATTCAATCAAGTGAGCGTGTACTGTTTTCTAATTATTGGAGAGAACAAATAAATCAGTATGGTGTTAAGGTAAATTATTATGTAAATACCTACAATACTCTTAGTGCGGATAATTTCTACGGTGAGCAACCTACACAAACGTTTGCTGAACCTAGAAAAATTACACTGGCAGTTACATTAAATGAAAATGCAATTACTTTATCTAAATTCGGTTTTGAAAGTGATGATGAGCTAACTGCTTATGTACATATTTCTTCCTTTTATGATGAATTTGTTACCTTATCTGCAGATTTTGCCCCGTTCGGAGAAGATGAAAATTTCTTAATGCATGATGAAAGAGGTGGTAAAATAGCACAAGGTATATATGATAGATATGGGAAATTTGGTCCAATTGTCGAACCTAAGGCTGGTGATGTATTTGAATTAACTGAATATGGTGATGATAGACCTAATGATAGACAAGCTAAATTTTTCGAAATAACTGAAAAATTAGATCAAGATATATCACAAATTAATAATTTACAAGGACATTACGTTTTTCTATTAAAAGCGAAACGTTTAGATTATAGCTTTGAGCCTACTATTAATTTCAATAATACAGGGGTTCAAATTCTTACAGCTGATCTATCTACTACCTTTAGTTTACTATCAGATTTATCAACAGAAGGCTTATTAACATTACAAGCAACTATAACTGCAGTTGACGGGGAATTTACTAATGATCAGGTATATGAAGGTAAGGTTTCAGGTAGATTACCAGGAAGTACAAATCCTGAAACCTTACCTAAGAGAGAAGATTATGATAAATATATTGTAGATAAAACAAGTAAAGAGGACGTCTTTGATATGTCAGGTAATGATACTGATGTGTATGGTGATTATTATTAAACCGTAATCGTTGCTAACCAACCTTCAGCTTGTTTAAAAGATTCAAATTTTACTTCTTTTATTTCATTTTCTACAATAAAGGTATAACTTATAAAACCATTATCTAATCGTTTTATATCTTGTAAAGTATATAACTTATTTTTTTTAAATAATTTTGTATTAGTATCGGTTCTATTAATAAACGTCTTTCCAGGGATAAATTTCATCTGTATCGATTCCTTTCAAATATAATTGTATATCATGCTTCATATCTAGATATCTTTCATCTACATATTTCTGAAATGCAGTAGGTTTAATCCAAGCTGAACTATGCTCGGAATCATAACCTATTCTTTCGGCTCTACTACAAGCTACATTAACCCCTTCATACAAACACGCAAATCTTGCAACAAAATCAATGCCGTATTCTTGAATTATATCATCAGTCTTTTTTATCATATATAGATTGTATCACAGTTCCTACTAAAAATGTAATTAATCTATCTTCATCAATACCGTAAAGATTTATAATTTCTTTTATATTATAAATATTAGATGAAAGAATTTTTTTATTTAAATTAAAAAATGAATTATCTAAATCTTTATTATTCTTAGTTTCTAGTTTACTAATTTCTTCTTCAATTAATTTAAAAAAAGTTTCTAAAAAATTAAGTTTTTTATTTTTCTGATAAACTCTACCTGTAACCATTTGGGTCGTCTTATTTATATCATTACATGTAAAATAACTTACTATTTGTTCTATAGTAATTTCCTTTTCAGCATTACCGTGTTGTAGTGATGTGCATGCAACATTATTAGCAATTCTATCAGCAATTTTATTTATCTCATCCATTAACTTTTTGCAATAAGAGGGGTTGTAACTAATGCCGTACCTATACTAGTAGTGGCTCTTATTTCATTTTTACAATCGTCACACCGATATATTGTATCCTCAGTTAATGATAATATAACATCTTGTGTTGAACCACATGGGCAACCAACTGTAACCGTATTCTCGTATTTTCCTTTTTCTGCTAATGCATTAATTTCAACAGCTCTTTTTATTAAAAAATTTTCATATATAGAATTAAAAAAATAAAAGAATAAAAATTGTAATATTGTAACTAACCCAAACACCAACCAATCTCTAAAGAGTATACCAAATATAGCACTAACTAAAAAAGTTAATGTTAACGACGTTATTAGTTTCTTCATTACTTTATTTTACTAACCTTTTTACTAATATCAACTAATCTACCTTTTAATTCAACTATCTCTTTACCAATACTATCTAATGGTTTCTTATCTTTAATGACTGCGTTTGTACCTGCGTGCTTTAATAGTTCTTCTAAATTTTGTAAAGATACAAATGCCCCAGCCACTACGTCATCAAATTCATTTAATGGGTATGGTACGTTTTCTGGTGCAACATCTGTACGATTATTTTTATTAAATATATCTCTTACACTAGAAGCCTGTTCTGGGTACTCGGTTTTTTGACCGGGTTGATCTCTAACTACATCAGGCATCATTTCGTTCCCGTAGTCTTCTTCAAGTACTTTTACGAAGTCTTTAAATTTTTTGTATGATTGCATATAAATATTTATAAATAATAGTATGAGCTTATACCAAAAACGATTTAAAAAGTTTTTATCTGAACAGGATGATGAAAATACCGAGTTAACTGATCAAGAAGCAATGGCTTCTACCTTAGAACCTGAGACATCTCCTGAAGATTTTGATGTTGATGTTCCTGCAGGTGGTGAAAGCGCAATAAGTTCTCAGTCTAGACAGATGTATGAAGAGCTAAGTAGCTGGATAGATAAGATGGATGAATTCGGTGATTACTTAAATGGTACATCAAATAGTATTCAAACTACTCTTAATTCAGCAGAGCCTGATACAATTTTCGATAGTATTTCAAATGCTGAAACAAAGAAGATTGCTAGAGTAGCAATGGAAGTATCATCACTTAGTGAAATACTTAAAGGTTATTTAGCAGGGGCTAATGATCCAAAATATAAATTTAATTAAATAGTAATATGAACATCGAACAAGATTTAATTTTTGAGGCTTATACTGGTACGTTAACTGAAGATTGGCAAAAAGGTACATCTAAAGCACCTAAAGGTAAATCATTCGATATGTCCCGAGGCGGGGCTCCAAGTGGTGTAGATGCTGCGAGTGACGGTTCTGGTGGTAGATATAGAAAAACCCGACCACCGAGTGCTCAATCTAATAAGACACACGGTGAAATGGAAGAGAATAACTTAGATGATACCCCTCTAGAAGAATTATCTAAGTTATCTCCTGAGGAGTACGAAATGGTCCAAAATTTTAAAAATTTTAACCCAGATGATTGGGGTTATAATAAGCATGAAGATATATACTTTAGGAAAAGAGAAGGTGGTGAAGATGCTGAAGAAGAAAGTGAAGAAGATTCTACCAAAGAAATTGCAAAATCGTTAGCAGAAATCGTAGGGGAATTAAAAACATTAAACCAGTATGCTGATTTTATGACGACTGGTAGTAGAGCTCAAGGCTTTACCGGTGATCAAGTAAGGAGATAACTAATAATATGAATACATCAGAAACAAATTTAATCTTTGAAGCATACACTAAACTACAAGAAAACGAAAGTGGTGAAAGACAACAAGAAATTGAAGCTGAACGTAAAGCTCAAGATAAAGAGAGACAACAAGAAATTGAAGCTGAAATTCACGCTTCAAGAGGAGAAGAAGATGAATCAGTAGGCGATTCTTCTAATTTTGAAGATAAGGCTGAAAAGTTCGCCGGGGTTATTGGAGATATTGAGTTAGAATACTTAGTTAATCTAAGTGGAGGAGAATTTAAGATATTAAAAGGATTTTTGCAAGATGAAATGGGTTACCGTGATCTTGGTCAATATAAACGTAACTAACTATTTTTAATCTCAGTTAATAATAATTTAGCTTTAAGACCTGAATGAGTATTTTTTAATATAAATTCAGGTCTTATTTTGTCTTTATTACCAGCTACACATATATCATTAAAGTCTTTAAAACGCTTTAACTCTCTAGGCCATATAAAAACCTTTTCATTATTATCAGCTAATATGATACTTTTACTTAAAGCAGCTTTATCGCAGTACTGGTTATCTAATACATAAACCTTTTCGTATAAGTTTAGTTTATTGATCTGCTCCTTCTGTAAACTAGTAAACATCTTATCGCTTCTCTCAGTAATACCGCAAGTAGCCAA